CGTGCGCTTACCGACCTCGAAAACGACACCACACAGCAAGCAGCAAGCTTGCGTAAATGGTATAATCCCACCGAAACGCCGCCAGTTTATACGGCACTTGATGAGGTCTTGCGCGAGCACCCGTGGAACTTTGCGACTAATCGCAAACGTCAAACGATCACTTATCACACTCTTACAGGTGGCACTGCCGTTACTGATTCAAGCGGATTAGTTAAGATCACGCACGCAGGCCACGGTTACGCCACAGGAGATCGCGTTTATGTAAAGGACGTGCAAGGCGTTACCGTTGCCAATGGTCAATGGTATGTCACTGTGATTAACGCCAACAATTTCACGCTCGACGACTCGGTGTTTGCTGGCACCTACACAAGTGGCACAGGCGAAGTTGTTGGCATTCCTCAGTTTGACTGGGACTTCCAGCATACACTGCCAAGCGATTGCTTGCGCCCAATCTCAATCAATGCAGGCGGCGGACAGCTTGAAGATGCCGGCGCTGAGTTCCAGTTTGAGAAAGGCTTGATCCTTACCGACGAGGAAACGATCAACCTCAAATACATCCAGCGCATCACCGATGTGACCAAGTATCCAGCCGACTTCGTGACCGCATTTTCATTCCTTCTTGCGGCTTACATCGCCCAAGATACCCAAGGTGCTACTGGGCGAGCTACAGATATGCGCCAATTCTACGAGAAAGCTGTCGCACCACCCGTTAAGGCTCGCGATGCTAACGAAGGAAAAGGACGCAGAATCCCGCCATTTAACGACTCGCAAGTGATCGCCGCTCGCATGGGCGGAACGTGGGCAGGAATCGGCATCGACTCTTAAATATCATGGCACAATTCCAAACGATTAAGGCAGTATTTAATGGCGGCGAAATGTCGCCAATTATGGACGGTCGCACCGACTCCGAGAAGTATGCGACAGGCTGCAAACTGTTGGAAAACTTCATGGTGCGTTCCTACGGTGGCGCATTTAAAAGGCCAGGCACTCGTTTCGGCGCTGCCAACTCTGATGTGACCGGATGCGTGCGACTTATTCCATTCCGCCGCTCAGTCGATTCTGGCTATGTGCTAGGCTTTAAGACAAACGCCATCAAGATTTGGTCATACTCGGCTGGCACTTTTACGCTAAAGGCTACACTTACAACGACTTACACCGAAGCTGAAATTGCTGATCTGCATTTTGTCCAGCTCAATGACGTAATGTATTTAACGGTGGCAACGCAGCACCCAAAGATTATCACGCGAGTAGCTGATACGAATTGGGCATTCACTGACGTTCCTTTCCAGTTTGCGCCTGCCCTTGATCCTCCGAGTGATGCCGTGACGTTGCGGCTTTTGTATGATGCAGACGATTGGAGTGCTGCGGCTACTTATACAAAAGGCAATGTTAGAATGTTGCCTTACACTAAAGCTGTCACTGGCGCTGTAATTGTAAGCTCAAAAATTCGGATTACGTCTGTTGATCACGGTTTAACCACTGGCGACACAGTAACGGTTTATGGTGTTGGCGGAGCGACAAACGCAAACATTACAAGCGTCATTACCAAGATTACTGATGATGTATTTCAGCTTGATTCATCAGGAGCAACACTTCCTGCAACCTATACCGCAGGAACAGGCGCGTGGTATATTACGACTAGCCAAACTTACATTCGCACATTCGTTTACAATTCAGCCACAACTTCAACGGCTGGCGTGTTACTTAACGCATCTTGGACTGAACTCACTTACAAATCGTCTTGGAATGTAGGTCAAGCTTATGTCATCGGTAACGTGACCGAATACTTTGGGTCAAACTATGTATGCGTAACGGCTCACACTTCTGCATCAGACGGATCAGATAGGCCAGGTGTTGGCACTCAATGGGTATTGATTACGATCACTGACTATCGACTCATTGCTAGTTCTGCGACATTCGACGCCAATGAGGTTGGCTCAACGTGGTTGCTTTCTCCTGGTTCAACAGGACGAATTGCATCTGAATTAATTCCCGCCGCCTCAACGACTTTAAATGTAACAACTACAAGTGCATCTATATTTATTCAGGGATCATATATTGCGCGCACCAATTGGAAATCTGGAGCTAATTCACCGCAAAAAACCACTTTTCAACTTCAAGAATCGCTAGATCGAATCAATTTTACCACAATCAGAGAGTGGTATGTAAGTGATGTGGAAGAAGGAACAATCAGTTATCCAGCAGACGCTCCAAATACTGGCGGCTGGTATCGTTGGGTGTCAATTAGGTCGGCAGTGCCTAGCGGTGCAGGCGCAACTGGATCAATGACAATTGAACCTGTTGAGGGCAAACTTAATATTCCATTCAAGATTGAGTCTTACGTCTCCACGACTCAAGTGCGCGGCATCCCGAAACTTGCGGTTAATTCGCTTATCCCAAATGAGGCTATTGGTTTTGAGTTTCCAATATGGGCAAAGGGCGCATTCTCTACAACTCGCGGATATCCTAAGACGTGCGGCTTCCATGATTCGCGTTTATTCTTTGCATCTACAGCCGCTGAGCCAACCCGAATTTGGGGGAGCCAGACTGACGACTTCTATACATTCCTAACTGGATCGCTAGACACAAGCGGCATCGATGTAACGCTTGCGGCAACGCAGGCCAACAGCATCCAATGGATCTCCAGCTTTAAGCGCACGCTTGTCATCGGCACGTCCGGCGAGGAATGGACGATGGACAGTGGAGACCAAGATGGGCCGTTAACGCCCAGCAGTCTGCGCCTGCGCCGTTGGAGCCGCTACGGGTCGAGCAAGTTCCAGCCTGTGCTTTCAGGTGACGGCTTGCTTTGGCTTACGCGTGACAATCGCTTGCGTGAGTTTGCCTATGTGTTTGAGCGTGACGGCTACTCGGCTCCTGAGATGACACTGCTTGCAGAACACGTTGTTTGCCGATCCAACGTCACTCAGATGTTTTACAGTCAATCGCCTGACCCAGTCGTTTGGCTCGTCCACGCTGATGGAACATGGAGCGGCTTCACTTACGACCGAGAAAACAACGTGACCGCATGGCACCGTCATCGCTCGCTGCTGGCGTGCAAATCGATGTGCAGCCTTTACTCGTCATCGTCTGCCGCTGACTCGTTGATGTTCTTGATGAATTACAACGCGCTATCACTAGAAAGCATCGATGGTGAGGATATGCGTAATGCCATGACATCGGCAAATCTAGGCACGGATGTTCGCTGCATGGATTCTTGGATGTCTCACAGCTCGGTCACTGTCGGCGGAGGTAATACAACATTCTCAAATCTTACTGCTGCTAATCCTCAGTTTGCCGCTACCGCTGCTGTAAATGTGATTTATGGCGGCACATCATTCCAATCAGACGGGTCTCCATATACTGCTGCAATTACTGGAGGAAGTGGGACTGTAGTATTTACAGGCTTAACCGCCAATCTTGCAGAGACTCAATACATTGGCTTTTACTTTACTGCCTATATTGTGCCGAATCGCTTTGAGATTCAGCTTCGCGACGGCACCGCGCAGATGAGAAAATGGCGTGTCACCCGCGCATCATTCCGCATTTTCCGTTCATATTATGGCAACGTGTGGCGCAAAATTACCGATGCAGATTTTACTAATTACACGCGCATTATTCAAGAAACGGACGAGTTTCCGATTGCGCCGAACGAAGCCGTGCAAGATTACACTCACAACACAGGGCAGACGCTTCCGCAGAGTCTAAACTTTGACTGGGGCCAAGCCTGCGACATTGCCATAGCCTCGCGTCATGCAGTGCCGTTTAACGTGCTTGGCATGATCCTAGAAATTGAAGTCGAGGGAACGAGTGGAGCTGGAGCTTGATGAACATCCGCGCCTACACTCCAGACGACTTCGACACTGTGGCGGCGTGGGCGCAGGCTCGCGACATGACGTTAATTCCACAGCTACTAAGTCCAAATGGATTCCTAGTTGAGGACGACAACGGGCCATTGATGGTGGCGTTTGGTTACCTTATGTTTGATTGCCCGATTGTTCAGATTGATAACCTTTTAGGGCGTCCACTGTCTGACATAAAGTCCATTCGAGAAGCTTTAGCGATAATTCAACGCGCTATAATTGGATGGATAAAGAATATCAACAAAACGGGTGGATTTGATTACCGTTTAATCAGGTGCTTTGTGTCGCCAATCATGGCTGGCGAATGTGCAAAAATTGGATGGAATGTTGATTCAACCGCGTTAAACTGCATCCGCTATGTCATTCATTGAAATTTTCCACACTCCAATTTTGGGAGTTTTTGAATCAACAGCTTTGGCTATTGGTTTTTATGCATCGCTAGCCGCTACCGTAGCCAGTGCGGCTATCAGTTACAATTCAAGCCAAAACGCAGCGAAGCAGGCCGAGCTTAATGCTAGTGCTCAAAACAAAGCTATCGCCCAGGAACAGCAAAGGCAAGCGCAGCAGGAGCAGGAAAACCAACGTCGAGCAGCAACAGAGCAGGCGCGATTCAGGGCGCAACAGCAAGCCGCTATGGCTTCAAGCGGAGCGTTAATGGGAACCGGCAGCAGTCTGTCGCTTGAGGCTGATACCTGGGCAAAGCAGCAGATCGAACTCAGTGATCAGCAATACATGGCAGATCTCTCTCAGCGTCAATTGGCCTATGAAGGGCAGTCGATTATGGACATGGGTAGACAGCAATCTTCAGCCATTAAGAGTCAAGCGGCTGGGCAATTGGTTTCCAGTGTTGCTAACACTGCTATGAGCGCATATTCAGGCTGGAGCGGCAGACCAAAACCAGCAAGTCAAGGCGCAACAGCGACAGCAGGAAAACCATCATAACATGTTTCCATATTTTAAAAAACTACCCGATCCGCCAAGATTGCCAAAACAACTTGAGTCTAAAGACAATTCACATTTATTGAGGGATATCTTAGCAAAAAAGGTCAAGCGGTCGCATTTAAAGAAAGACGCATAATATGGCACGCATACCAATCCTACAAAGCCCAACGGCACAAGCCACAGGCAACGCAACGATCAAGACGCCGAATCTCCCTGCGGTAACCAACGCAGCACTCGGTGAAGGTTTGTCCAATATTGGCCAAGCTGGGTTCAAGATGATTGAGATGAAGAACAAGGCGGATGACATCAGCAATGTCACAACTGCCACTCTGTCGATGAACGATGCAGACAAGCAGTTCCTCGACTACCAGAGGTCACCCGAAGGCATGAATGATGATGCCAACTGGGCAGCTAAATGGAGCGAGCTATCAACCAAGGTTGCCAACGATACCAAGTCGATGGCGCTCACGCCACAGGCTAGACTACAGCTTGAAAGCAAGCTTTCCAACTGGAGCACTAACGGGTCGATTCGTGTGCAAGCTGATGTGTTTAAGCAGTCCGAGGCTAGGGTAATAAATTCAATTGAATCTTTGATTATTGCTAAAAAATATGACGAGGCTGCCGCTGCGGCAGAGGCAGCACGATCAGTCCTTCCTGGGACTCAAGTCGATGGAATTTTAAATAAAACAAATCAACAGAAACAACAAGACTTGAGACAAGATCTTACTGCAACAATGGAGGCTGCAAATAAAGGAGATCCAGAAGCAATTAAAGCAGTTCCTGAACTGGCAAAAAAAGCACAAGAGGCTGGAGCAATAACTCCAGTTAATTTTGGATTGGCACTTAAAGGCAATGAAAGAACAAAACTTTTCAGAGAAGACTCAGATCTAAGATATGCCGACCCTAAACAGCATATCTTAAAATTAAAAAATCGAAATTATTTGCCAGAGATTTCAGAAGAAGATCGAAGCCAGTTAACAAACTTGGCTGAAAATGTTCTTATTGATTACCAAAAGGGAGAACAAAAAAACATTGTTGATAAGGTTCTTGATGGCTCAATTAACAATGCCGAGCAAGTGCAACCATATTACATTTATATGGATAAAAGTCAGCAAACAGAACTTGAAAAAATCTTTATCAATCCCGCTCCTACTGATAAATCATCAGCAGATATTATCTATTCAAAGGCTACCAATTTAATCAGATCATACGATAAAAATCAAGACCCTGAAAATACTGGTCAGATTGAAATCGCTAGCTTGATTGCTAGGTTGAAAAAGTTTGACCCAACAATGACATTGCCATTAACCGATCAATTTAATGAAGCTTTAAAAAAAGGTGCTCCAGATGGATATTCAAAGCATTCTAGCGTAATTCATCAGACGTTAACTGAATCCCGTCAGGGTGGGTTTTTTGGAGATCCAGGTGACGACAAGAAACCAGAAGACTACAAAAAGCGCAGTGACACTTTGATGAAGCAACATCAAATGGAATTGGAAATTGAAGACATCTACAGTAAATTGCCGCCAGAAAGACAGACTTGGCCTGCATTGCAAAAAATCTACATGGACGTATATGCTTCACGAGGCATTAAGGTTGGTGCCGCAAGACTTACCGATGAAAGGGACATAGACGCATCTATGTTCAACCAACAGTCGCCATCTGGCAATTATGCAGACCTGATGAATAGAGCGCGGCAGGTTGTTCCAACAGTGCTGGCTAAAGAGAAAGAATTAAACTCAACGACTCAATCCAAATGATTAACGAAACACAGGCAAGGGAATTCGCTTTAGGCATTGAGGATCCAGCTATTCCTGACATGCAAAAATTCAAGATGGCAACTGCCCTTGATGAATATTTTAAAGCTGAAGATTTGAAGATTGATAAAGGCGTTAAAAAAGCATTTACGACAGATACAGTTGAGGGCGTCGAGATCAATGATGACATCATGGCTGGCTTTGGAGCAGCACCTGAAGATATAGCGAACATCAAGAAAGGCGCCGCCAACACTGCTTGGATTGCTCGTCAAGAAAAGAAGCCTGTTGATTACTTTAGTCTAACGCTTCCAGCTTATCAGGATGCCTATGCCCAGCAGGTGTTTAAACTGCCAAAGAAGAACGTCACTAACGACGAGTTCTACAACCTTGTCAGAGAGAACTACAAAGCACAGGACAATGCTCACAACTTTGCATTTGGCGCAGCGGCACGAGATCTCACCGCTGACAGTGCAATGCGTGAATTCGATGTCGGCTTAACTGGTTCGCCAGTCGCCGGTCGCATTGATGACTATCATCAGTCGATTCAAGATCTGCACATGGAATACACGCAGAAGCTTGCGCCATATCGCACCATCATTGACCAGGCGGCGAAGACTATTGAAGGAATGGATCAGACTCCTTCCAATGTATTTAACAAGCTCACCGACAGTCTTGTCTTTGGTAAAGAATTTGAAGTGCAGGAGAAATCTACCAATACATTTAGCAAGCTAGCTGAGAGTTTACTTCCGTTGCCAGCAAAGGAGCGGTTGCTAGTAATCAATGCTATTGGCGAGGTTGGTGCCGCTAATCCAAAAGAGAAGAAAGCTTATTTGGAAAAAATTGCAGTAGCAATGGAACGAGAGATTGAAAAAGGAGTGACTGGTGCTGTCAATTTAGCTGAATCTTTTTTGAGTGCAGAAGCCAATTCTCTTTATGGCAACATTCCAGAACTCAAAGATATTGTCTCTGGATACACTACAAAGCGTCGAGAGCTTCAAGTTATAGCCGGTCAAATTAGGATGATGGCTCAAAGCAAAATTAATCCGATTGAGGGAGAGAATTTGCTAGAAGATATTGGCCTTGGAGTTGCGCGAATGGTTCCTCTTATGGCGGCGACTGCTATTAGTGGGCCAGGCGCAATTGTCATCATGACTGGTCAATTTAAGGATGACGTAGTGGTCAGTGCAGTAAACGAAGGAGCATCCATTGAGAACGCTGAGAAGGTTGCGCTTATCGCTTCGCCGATCATGGCAGGTCAAGAGTATATCACGAACGCTCTTCCTCTAAATAAGATCAAGATTCCATTTATCGATAAGTGGCTAAGGGTATCAACCACGAGCATCAAGAGTGCGGCAATTCGTTTGGCTGTTCGTGGCACAATCGGAACCGGCACCGAAATCGGTGAGGAAATTATGCAAAGCGCGACACCTTTGCAGGTGCAAGACATGCTTTCTGATTGGCAAGCTGAATGGTCAATTGAGAGTGGTATCTCAAAAGCCGATTGGGACGAGCGCATGCCGAAGATTGCCGACATTGCAAAGGAGACGGTTGGCCCTGCTCTTATTATTTCATTTTTGATGGCTGGCAGAATTTCAATTGCGGATGTGAAGAACTCTCGCGCATTGATGACATCGCAAGATTACATGGTCAAAAGCGGCATTTCTCCTGATCTAGCCAACCAGATCACAATCGAGGGATTAAAGGGCAACTACAACGAGGTTGATGCGCTATTCCGCCAAGGAGTTGACAAAGCCAACAAGGCTACGCCAGAGCAGATCAAAGAGGCTAATAGACGGCTCAACATCAAGAAATCTGCCGCACTTGAATATCATAACAAAATCAGACAAGACTATGGAATTGGTCCAGTTACAAATCTTGGCAATGGCAAGTATCAGTTCACGACTCCCATCCTAAGAGACGGAAAGAATGAGATCATTGACTCAGGAGTCAGCGCACAGTTTAATTCTCTCAGTGAAGCGAATGAAGCCTGGATGCTTTATGCGAAGAATCGTGGATTTAAGCTCAGGAAAATGGAGCAAGAATTTATTGCTTCAATGGTTGCTAATCTTGAGCCAAATCAAAGTTTTGATATCTCTTTGATGGACTATGTGATGCCTGTGGAGAAGTTCACTGAACTATTCCCATCAGCCGCAGCTCAAGTAGAGGAGCGCGTTAAGCTAACCGATCAGATCGAAGGCGCAGTCGAAGACGTTGCATTTGAAAATGCCACTCTTGAATCTGAGGCGAAGGATAACAAAAACTATTTCATTTACGGAACGAACTCAATTGAGCAACGTCAAGGCATCTCAACTGGCGTTATTACTCTTTATAAAGGCGGCGGCATTCTTGATCTTATTGAGGAAAGCGCAGAGGTTGGCGTGAAGCGAATGATGAATGATCCGATGAGCCGCACAAAGCTTATTCTACAGATCAGAGATGTCGAGGCGAAGATGAAAGAGCAGGCTATGCAAATGGGCCAGAAGCACATGCCTTTGATTGCCACTGCCGACGACGATCAGGTTTCCAACATGGAAATCATTGAGGCATTCTCGCACATTGCAAAGTCGTATTATGTGCAGACCGCTAAAGCCGTCGAGCGTCCGACCTTTGACTCGGATATGCCACTCAATCTCTACCTGGGCAGTCTCCAGTCGAGCATTGCCGGCATGGAACTCAAAGACGCTATCGACTTAGTTGGCGAGAAGACTCTCAACATCCTTTACCGAGCATCGCAGATTAAAGCGGTTTACGATGCCAATGGCATGAACCAGGACTTCATCGATGCGCTTGAAAAGAGCGTTGGTCTGAATGTGTCTAATCGCAACGCTGATGCTGTTGTTGATACCGCTACGGGCATTGCTGTGGATGCTGGCGTGTCTATGTCGATGGGTCGCGTCGATGAAGGTCAAGTTTCGTTCTCACTTTCCGTTCAAACTGTTGCCGCTAATATTTTAGCAGATCGTGCTGGCATGCCGTCAATACTTGATCCGTTCTTTGTTAATAAAAAGTTTCTGGTTATGGAAGCAGATCGCACTGCTGCCGGTGGTCAATTCACTCTTGATATTGCCGCTAATGGTGGGCCAGGATTTGTAGTCAATCCTAGATACATGGGCAAAGTTGGATGGGCTTCAGCAAAAACAGAGTTTTGGTTAAAAAAACTTAATAGAGCAATTCGCACTGACGCAATTTACATTGGGAAAGATGGAAGAGAAAAGTTTCTTGTTTCACCTTACCTTATGGAAGAAGACGCGCATGTGTCTAACTCTGATGTTGTTGGATCAAAACTATCAGAAGTGGCTCGCTATGTTGATGAGGGACGGATTACAGATAAACAAGAACAAGATCTTGCCACTTTAGTTATTCATGCGGCAGGGTCATTAATTTCATCAAATGCCGTAAAGCTTAAACACGCAGAAGATATTCTTATTCTTGTAAAAGCGCAGAATGAATATGCTGCACTGAAATCTAAAGAAGAAAAAACTGCGCTTCTTGAAAAATTAGTCGAAGACGATAAAGCGCGAACATTAGATATTAAAAAAAGTTTTATTGGCGTTAAGGTCGCTCCAAAAAAAGGTAATCCAGTTGTAGATGTTGTGCTTGATATCCAACCTTTGGATGTCTCTTTAATAAAGAAAAAGACTTCGTTAGACTTAAAGAAAGCGAAGAATGCGATTAAAGCAGCTAAACAAACAATATCGGAAATCACACCTGTTTTAAAGTTTCCCACAAAATTTAGTGGGAAAGAAATGACGGCATTTGTTACACCTTTGACTTTTCCTGCGCGAGGATTTATTGCTGAAAAATTATCGTCAGCAGCAGCAGAGAATTTGGGTGCTCCACCGATGGGCCAAATTCAAAGAGTAACTCGTGACGATTCCTACCATTCAACTCCAACACGTTCACTCACATCGCTCATTGAAGTTGATGTAAAAGAACTGCGTGAAGGTCTTGATGCTAAAGGCAAGGGCATGACTAATGAGGCTTATGGCGTGCCTGTTCATGGCAGTTATAATACTTTTGTTCCAGGTAAGGCTGTTGTCTTTTTCCGCACGCCTATTCCTTATTCGATTGGCATGCCACAGATGTCAGCAGAACTTTTTGGGAAAGGCAAGAAAGTTGGCGCTCACACATTTCACCTTAAAGTAGATGGAGGAACTTCTATTGACCATGAAGTTATTACTCCAAATATGGCAATCGAATGGAATAATCTTCAAACGGTAAAGACTAATGCAGCTACAGCTAAAACCATAGTCGCTGCTCTTGGTCAAAAATGGATTACAATGGATCGTGCTGGAGCTGCCGGATTAGCTGAATTTCCTCGCGCTATTCGTAATTCAAATGAAGCAGTCACATTAACTGCTTACACGCTTGAAAAAGTTAAGTCATTGATATCTGATGGCAAAATGAAGGTTTACCGCCTTGGAGAAATGGATGCATGGTTTGCGCTTAAACGCCCAAACAATGAAGATGGCGATGTTGGTGATCCTACTAAAGATTGGTGCATTGTTGGTGTGGTTAATAATACTGGCGGAGCACAAGGAGTGCTTCCGCTTATTATGGCAAAAGCTATTGCTGAAGGCGGCACTCAACTTGATTGCTATGCTGTTGCATCAAAGAAAAAGCCGCTAGGATTGCTGCCAACATTGTATGCTCGCAGTGGGTTCCAAGCAGTAAAAACATTAGCATTTGATCCTCAATACCATCAAGAGCCTGGTAAAATGCAAGATCTAATGCATGTATGGGAAACTCAATCTTGGGATGGACTTGTTGAGCCACCTCTGGTATACATGACGTATAACCCTAACGCTTATGCAGAAATCACAGCAGACTCAGAATCAACAGCCGTCAGAACTAGCCAAGCGAATGAAAGCAGCGTGGACGGTGGATCAATGCAAACAACTAGGCCCGACTCAGGGACATCGTCTAGATCTATGGGTGGCAAAGGACAAAAAGGAATACGGGGAGGAGTTTCTGACAGTGCCAGTATTACAGGGAATGATGGAGGATTTACTCCAGTATTACCCAGAAGAAATCAGTCGCTCAGTGCCGTTGTAACTGAGTTTGAGAATGCGTTAAATAATACAAGCAACGATTATACTTTTGAAGCTTGGGGCGTAACTCGTGGAGAAGTTCAAGAAGCAGTAGATAATTGGAATGATCCAAATGCTGTTTCCTTCTCCATTGAGAAGGCTAATCGCAAGAACTCCCTGCGTGTCCTGCTCACCAAGAAAGCACTTACCAATGCCGCTTTAAATCAAGCCTCGTGGAAAGACTGGTATTCAGAGCACAAGGAAACCCTGGATGAATTCTTTGGCGACTCGGCTGAGTTGTTCCAGAAGATATTGTCGGTCACATCTCAAGCCTCAAGCGTGAAGGCTAATGTCGGACTGGCGCTGAAGGCGTTCGGGCAATTGATGCGGAATGAAAATTTCGACGGCAAATTGCGGGGCGAAGCTAAGAGTGGATATTTGCCAGCGGTTATTTCAAACCTCAACGCAATCAAAGACAATCTCGCTGCCAAAGGTCGCAAGATCTCAAACTACACCGCTGCCAACGAAGGTGATTTGTCGAGAGTGGTCGTTGACCGGCACATCGCAAGACTGCTTTTCGGTGTGGACACTCCGAGCAAATCTCAATACGATAAGGCTGAAAAACTACTCACAAAGATCGGCAACGAAATCGGATGGAGTCCATCGCAAGTGCAAGCTGCGCTCTGGGCACATTCAATTGTGCAATCAGGCGAAACGCCCGAAAGCTACGGCGCATACCTTAAGAAGCTAGAATCAAAACCGCTAACCAGGAAAGAACTCAAAAATGGACTCATTGGAAACCAACTCACCAGACGAATTGGAAACATTACTCGCGGAGGCAATGGACTGCCTTCTATTGGCACAGGACGGGGACGATATTCTGCAACTAGCCCAACTTTCTCAATCTCCCGATCAGACTTTACAGGACGAATAGAGCAGTCACTGCGTCCGATCTTTGAGGGATCACCTGAAGCCAAGCTCAAGATTGGCATGATGGCGCTCAAACGTGCTCAAAAGATAGCGGCTGATTCGCTATA